TATATGAGAGCTACCTCACCACTACTATGCTCATAGAGAAGCTAGGCACCCTAGGGATAGAACAAACGGTTACCATCCTAGCAGATTACTCTAGGCCTGAGATTATACAGGAGATGAACATAGCAGGCTATGATGTGCAGAACGCAAACAAGGTAGTTAAGAAAGGCATAGATAACCTTAAGAGCTTCGGGGTGATATGTCAGGATGATAAGGCACTGAGACGTGAATACGAAAACTACAAATGGAAAAAGATAGGGGACTTCATAACAGATGAGCCTGTCAAATTATTTGATGATGCTATGGATGCAATAAGATACGCCACTACTCACATTAGGCAGGAGTACTACACTGATGATTCTTACTATGCATTCTGAGACAATACATAAGATGCAAGTGGTGCAGGCATACATCCATCATAAGACAGGTAAGAGGGTAGAGATAGTATTCAATAATCCTATGAGGATGCAACAGCATCTGATGATGCTAGATCATGCATACATGGTAGCCATGGGTGGCTTTAAAAACAATAATAGTAATGAAGCTAATATAGGTAAAGACAAGTAATGGCATTAGTAGCACAAGCAACCCCACAAGTAATAGTCCCTGCATACAACCCTATTAAGTATATCTACAGCTCATCTAATGTAGCACTGCAAGGTTTCAAGTTCATCTATGATATCTATCAGAGTGGTACCTTAAATAAGATAGCAGAGTATAGGGTGCTACCAACTTATGGCACTGGCTTTGGGGAGATAGATCTATCGAAGCTGTTACAGGCTAAAGTAAGCTATGATCTCAACCTAGCTAACACCTCAGCATATAACGCAACTAACAGCCACTACAAATATGATGTAAGGATAGGGGAGGAGTATCTTACTACCACTCTATATACTGCAGCACTTACTCAATGGGTAACAGCTCCCTATCCAGGGAGGGTGAGAATAAACGTAGCTAATACATTCATAGTAGGTGATCAGATTAATATCACTCAAGCGGATCTAGGAGTAGCCAACCCCAACTTAGAGGGACTCTTCACTGTGCTAGTAGCTAACCCTGCTTACATAGTGGTGAATAGCTTATGGCCTTTAGTAAACAATGCTAATATAGATGGAGCCATCACTTATGCAGATGGGAGAAAGACAGTTAACCGTAACCTAGCCTCAGTGCTAAACAGGTACGTGTTTAATGGTGCTATCAAATGGAGTGAGTGGCCTAGCTACAACTATCAGGACTATATGCTCAATGGCATCTTTGATAAGTTCCTCACTAACTACCCTGCAGGTAACAAGAATATGTACGCCACCCTATCACAGGATATGTGGGTGAACTGCATAGCTAATGGATCACCTACCCCTCCAGATACAATGGTATTCAGTAATGATGGTGGTAATGTATTTGAAAAGAACGTAACAGCTGTGGATCATGTGAGTGGTGTATCAGTAGGGCCTAACAACTTTGGGGTGCTTACCCTTGTATCAGGATCAGGTAACTTAATAGAGCCTACCACTGAGTACTATGACTTCCACTATGAAAGGAATGGGGTGATAAGCTCAACAAGGTACAGGGTAACACTAGATAGGAGGATACGCACTACTGAGTACAGCATCTTATTCTTAGATAGATTAGGCTCATGGAATAGCTTTGCCTTCACACTTAACAGCTATGAGAAAGGTAACGTAACAAGAGATCAGTTTAATCAGGATGTCCCTGGCTTTATCAATGGCAGTAATCAATGGGATTATGCACTCACTGATAGAGGTATGACTAACACCTACATAAGCACAGATACTACCATAGACTTAGCTACCAACTTCATGACTATGGATATGGCTAATTACTTTGCTGAGCTGATTAGCTCACCTTTCACCTATGTAAAGCAGAGCTCTTATGCAGTAGACTGTGATGCACCTGTGAGCACTGAGTATATCAGCTGTAACATCATGACATCAGACTACCAGATCTACAACCAACGCAACAAGAATTTAATTCAGCAGAACATAACTATTAAGCTAGCTAATAACAATATCATAAATGGTTAAGATACAACTCGCCACAGGTTTCTTAGATGTACAGGAGGGCACTGCCTTCCCTTTGAATTTTCAGGTAGGAGATATCAGAGATATAAGCCAAAGGAAGGGTAACTTCTCTAAGACCATAACGCTCACTGGTAGCAAGAATAATAACAACCTGCTTAACCACTACTATGATGTTAATATAGTGGAGGGCACCTTTAACATTAATGCTCTCACTACCTGTGCAGTTATACAGGATGGCATACCAATAATGGAGGACTGCTCAATGCAGTTAACAGGGGTAGTAAAGACTCAGCTCACAGATGGATATGAAGAGCATGTAACGTATGAGGTATTAGTTAAGGATAGCAAAGCAGATTTCTTTACAGCCATCGCTAACAAGGAATTAACTGATATAGATTTCTCAGACCTTAACCATGTATATAATGCTTTCAATGTAGTTAATAGATTTAGTAACACTGTAGTAGATGGCTTTAAATACTTTCTCCCTGCTTCTACTAATGGTGTATATAGTACTCAAGAGTTTAAGCCTGCTATCTTTGCTAAGACTTACTTTGATAGGATCTTTGAGGATGCTGGCTTTACCTACACTTGGCCTACCATGGGCTATGATAGATTTGAAAAACTATTCATACCTTACAATGGAGGGGTAGATAATTTAGACTATCAGGACTGGCTAGTCAAAGCAGAAAAGACAGCACCCACTACTATCAATGGAGCTAACAACTGGGCAGGATTTAGTAACATAGCCTCAATAGCTACCACACAAACACCTGCCACTAAGATTAACTTAACAGGGTGGACTGAGCTAGATGATATACAAGGGCAGTTTGATCCTATTACAGGTGTATACTCTACACCATTTTTTAACATAAGTGCAGCCAATGCTCAGAGCTATGACTATAGTATTACTATGACTTATAGTTTAAACCTGGTGAATACATCAGGAGGTACTTTGTATGGTAGTGCTGGTGGTTCAGCTGCTAATGTATATTACAAGCCTGCTGTAGGTGTAGGAATACCAGGGCTGCCTATTATCTTTAGTAATCTATTTACTAACACATCACCTAATGCTACTTTGTTTGGGGTGCCTAATGCAGTGCAATGTCCTTTGACTATACCTGTAGGCACTACAAATATATTAACCCAAACAGTGCAAACTACTATACCACTTAGTTACACTATAATAGGCTTAGGATCATCTGCTACTTTAGGTATAAATGTAAACCAACAATATGCCACAATAGGTAACGCTGCATCTGTAAGAAACTGGAGGAAAACTTCCCCATCAGGATTAGCTCCTGCATCAGGGCAAGTGGTTATACAGGCTGTTATCTCTAATATATTAATTAGTATAGTACCTAGCAGTAATATAAATGCTATAGCATCATCAGCTGTAATAGAGGTTAATGATTATGTACCTAAAAAGATAAAGCAGAGCGACTTCATAAAGGGTATCTTTAACATGTATAACATCTATGCTCAGGTAGATAGCACCCAACCTAACAAGCTACTCCTGCAAAATAGGGATGACTTCTATGATAGTGGGGTGGAGGTAGACTGGACTGCTAAGCTGGCTAAGGATCAAGAGCAGAGTCTATCTTTTTTACCTGAACTTACCTCTAAGAAAATAATACTAACATACGCTGAGGATAAGGATAACCCTAACACAACCTATACCAACGCTACTAATAATATATATGGACAAGCTGAGGTTATCTTTGACAATGAATATGTAAAGGAGGTAACTACTAAGGCTGTATTGTTTAGCCCTACTCCTGTTATCAAAACTCAATTTGGTGCCTATGTACCCATGATAGCAGGTGCTGCACCTGAGACTAACATACGTATACTATATGATAAGACTACAGCAGGACAGCCACTAGCTACCTGTGGGCAATTCTACATATATGACTATGGATCCTTGGGACAAATTAACTTAACAAGCTATCCATTGGTAGGCCACTTTGATGATCCACTCACCCCTACCTTTGATATCAATTTTGCTATCTGTGATTACTACTACTACCAACCTACTAGCTTAACAGAGAATAACCTGTACAACAGATACTGGAGGCGTACAATGGGACAGATTAATAATGGTAAGATGCTCACTGCTATGTTTAATCTTAAGGAGCCTGACATCCAAGCATTGAAACTAAATGATAAGATTAGGATAGATAACTCATGGTGGAATATCAATAAGGTAATTGACTATGATGCCAACGCTAACAAGCTTACTAAGGTAGAGCTGATCAGCATAGATACTGAGATTAACTTTGCACCGTTCACAGGACCAAACGGCCCAGTGATACCTACTCCTCCTGCAGGGATAGGCCCTATACAAATGATGGCAATGAGTAATATCAATACCACTAGGATGATGAACTCTAATGTCTTTGGTGATCAGGCTACAGCTACTGTAATGGGTAGAGGTAATGTGATAGTGGGTGGTACTAGATCAGTGATAGTGGGAGATGATCGTATCATCAGTGAGAATACTTTAGCAGCAGATAGCTTAATGGTTAGCAGTTTAAATGGAGTAGCTACAGGAATAGTGCCATTAATATACATAGCTAACTTAACACAGGCAGGATTAACTGATCCTATAGTGCAGGTTAAAAATGATAGCTTGGGTGGTGTTACCTGGACTAGAACAGGGGTAGGTACTTATGAGGGGTACTTAGATGGCTTTGAGCCTTCATACATCTCTAGCACTAATGTGCCTACTATCATGATTAGCAACGTAAACTTTGACGGGGTGATCTCAGCACAATACTCCACAAGCTCTAACACTGTATCAGTTACTACCACTCAAATAGGGATAGGCTTTGTAGATGGATACTTAGACGGCACCACAATAGAAATTAAATACTACATATAAAATGAACGACGTAGAAATACCTATAAAAGTCTCTGGCCTAGGTGCCATTAAAGCAGAACTAAAAGCACTCAAAGGTGAGATAGCTAATGCTACAGATCCTGCAGATATTGCTAGGCTGTCTCAGGAAGCAGGGGTACTTAAGGATAAGATATCAGATGCTAATGAGGCAGTGAATGTATTTTCTACAGGCTCAAAATTTGAACAGGTCTCTAATGGATTAAGTGGTATTAAGGATAGCTTAATGAGTCTGGACTTTGAGGAGGCATCTACTAAGGCATCCACTCTAGCCACTACCATGGGTAAGCTTAACCCCAAAGAAATACTAGGGGGCATGGGTAAATTTGTATCTATGTTAGGAACTCTAGGTGGTGCTTTTGTAAAGCTAGGGGTACAGATACTTATGAATCCTTTATTCTTATTGGTAGTTACTATTATAGCTATTGTGGCTGCAGTAGGTTTCTTTCTAGATAAGATAGGGGTGCTAGGTGCTGTGATGGATTTTGTAATGATACCTATCAATGCTGTAATAGATGCCTTAAAATGGCTAGGAGATGCACTAGGATTAACTACATTCGCTGAGGATGAAGAGGCAGCTAAAGCAGAAGCAAGAGCTGCGGCAAAACAGGCTCAACTTGAGAGAGAAATGGAAGCTATTGAGGCATTAAAGGCTAAGAAAAAAAGTGCATTTGAAACTCAGGATAAGGCAGCAGGTAGAGAGATAGCATTAATGAAAGCACTAGGTAAAGATACAAGCGATTTAGAACGTGCAAGAATTAAAGCTAGTATCTCATATCAAACTAATTTAATAAACGAAACTTATAAACAACACCAACAACTTAAAGCATCACAAGCTAGCCAGATAGCCTTGTTGGAACATATGAAGGTAGTTGATCCTGCAACTTTTGCGGCTACCAAAATGCAAGAGCAATTAAATAAGCTAAAAGAAGCTGAGAATAAAATAGCAAATGAAAATAAAAATGCAAATGAGTCTTTATTAGATTTAAAAAATGAGCTGAAAATATTTGAAATAAATTTAGTAAAAGATAAAATTGCAAGCGATAAAGAGGAGGCAGCTAGAAATGCTAAGGCTAATGAAACTACAGCAGGAAATATTAAAACAAATGAGGCTAATAGATTAGCAGCTGCTAGAAGGATAAGAGATGGTGAAATATCTATAATGGAAAATGGCTTAGCTAAAGAGGAGGCTATCATCATAGAGAAATTCAAAAGAGAAAGAGAGGATGTATTAACTAATGAGAAATATAAAACAAAAGAGAAAACAAAATTAATTGAGCAGGCAAATGCAGAGGAAACTAAGGAACTCGAAGCAAAAAGAGACGCTGCAAAAAAGACTGCCATAGCAGTAGAAAATGAACTAGCTCAACTTAGATTTGAAGCAATGGCAGAGGGTGCAGAAAAGGATTTGATAATCCAAAATGAGAAGTATAAAAAGCTAAGAGATGCAGCCATAGCAGATACTAGATTAACACAAGAGCAGGTAAAAGAAAAGCTAGATATCTATAACCAAATGCAGATAGAAGAGGAAGCTGCAAGGATGAAAGATAAAGTTAAGGCGGCTAGTGATTTATTGTATGAGCTCACCACTACAGAAGAGCAGAAGAGACTAGCAGAGCTGGAGGCTAAGTATCTTAAAGAGCAGGAGATGGCTATGGGTAACCAAAAGGCTCTGGAGATATTAGAGGCTAACCATAAAAAAGCTTTAGATGATATTAATAAAGAGGCAGCATTAAAACAAATAGAAGAGGATCAGAAAGCAAGGGATGCAAAGTTAGCACTAGCAGGAGATATAGCTAAGGGCATTAGTGATATAGGAGGCATGCTTATTAAAGACCAGGAGAAGCTAGCTAAATTTAACAAGGCATCTGCTCTTATTCAAATAGGTATAGATACTGCTAAGGCTATTAGTGCTTTGGTAGCTAACTCACAGGCTAACCCTATGAATAGCTTAACAGCAGGTGCAGCAGGTATTGCACAATTTGCTACAGGTATTATACAGATTGCTACCAATGTAGCCAAGGCTAAACAGATCCTATCATCACCAGGTGCAACTCCTACTGCAGGAGGTAGTGGAGGTGGTGCTAGTGGAGGAGGTGGAG